GGCATACGTGCTGGTCAGAGATAAAATATGGCCTGGTCGCAAAAAGGCCGACTAGCCGGGGTTGCATTGACTGGCGCTGTGGCGCTGGTAACAGCATGGGAGGGGCGAGAGCTCCTAGCTTACCCTGATGTCATCGACACCTGGACAATTTGCTACGGCGATACACACGGCGTGCGAGAGGGACAAACAGCGACGCCAGCAGAATGCGATAAACGGCTTTATGCGCGCTTACAGCAGTTTGATGCTGATCTATCCAAGTGCGTTACCTACCAGATGCCCCCTGGCGTCCACGCAGCATTAATTTCACTGACCTACAACGTCGGCCCGAGCGCGATTTGCAGAAGTACGCTAGTGCGTAAATTAAATGCTGGCGACATTGTTGGCGCGTGCAATGAATTCCCCAGGTGGCGATTTGCGGGCGGCAAAGAAGTGCGCGGCCTATTAAATCGTCGTAAGGCCGAAATGGCTGTGTGTCTCGCTGGCGCTCGCGCATGACAAATAATGTATTGATCGTATCGATCGTCCTGATGCTCGCGCTTGCTGGTACCGGTTATTTCCTAAAGCAGCAAATCCAGGCCAATGGCGAGCTAAAAGCGCAGGCGGTGCAGCGTGACCAAACGATACGCGAGCAAAGCCAGCAAATTGAGCAAGCGCAGAAGGATCGCGAGGCGCTTGAGACGATTAACATCCAGCGCGACAGCGAACGAGCAGCCAATGAAAGCAGATCCGATGCCGGAAAAGATGCTGTCCGGGTGGCTGCGCTACAGCCGACGGCTTTTGCTGATTGTTATGACATCGACGTTCCTTCTGATGTTGTGCAGCGGTTGCGCAACGCCAGCGATCGAGACGCGGGTGATAAAGCAGTACCCGCCCGCGCATCTGCTCATCGAGTGTCCCACACCTACCGTTAATGCCTCGCTGACAGTTGGCGAGGCGTTGATGTTGCTTTTCGATTACGACAAATCCTTGCGTAACTGCAACGCCGACAAGCGCGCATTGCGCGAATGGGCAAAGCAACCCAATACCTCGCCGTGAGGCGACACAGCCGATAGGGGGACGCCCCGAACGTGGATAAGGCATGACACTGACCGCTCCTGCAACGCGCAAGCTACGTGGCTATAAAGCTGGGTTTACGATCCAGCCGACTACGCCGAGCGCTCCTGCCGCGCCGACGATTGGAACCATTGTCGTCCTTGATAACTACATCCTGACCGTCCCGGTTTCCTCTGTGCCTGCTGATGCCGACTACGCCGAGCTGCTGTGGAGCGATACGGAAAACGGCACGTATACGGTTTATCAATCCAACATCCCGGCGCTCGTTACGACGAACGTGTCGGTCAATACCGTCACCGCTGCTACCAAGTGGTTTAAGGCCAGATCGGTTAACGCCTACGGCTCTACGCTGTCTGCGGCGACCAGCGCAACCAGCAGCGCAGGGACGACCGCTACACCAAACCAGATGGTTAACCTACGGGTTACATCCAAAACCACCACATCGCTGACGTATGCATGGGACGCACTGGCGAACGTAACGAGCTACACGTTGCAGCGCTGGAACGGCTCCGATTGGACCACCGCGCAAATCACCGGAATTACCGACACCACGTACACGGTCAACACGCTGACCGCAAACACCGAATACGGCGCGCGCGGCCGAGGCGTGAACACAAACGCTGCTTCGCCGAATGGCCCGCTCTCCGCCGAGACGTGGGACTTTACCGAGGCGATTACCACGCCTGTTCCGACGCCGCCAACGGTGACGTGGACGCGAATATCCAGCACGGTGATTCGGTTCCTAATGTCGGGCGGCAGCGATGCGACATCCTGGCAAGGATTTTCCCGCTCACCTTCTGGGTCGGGATCTTATTCGTCACCGATTTCTTTAACGGTTAATCAGGCGTCCTACGACCTTACTGTTTCGATTAACGAAACAGCTGATTTTTATGTCACGGCGACAAATAACCAAGGCAGTGCAAATAGCAACACAGCAAGCGGCAGTGCGGCCGGCGGCGCATTCCCCGAGCCGAATTTGGTTTTTGCAAATTTCGAAGGCGGCACGCTCAGCGCGCCAAGCGGCCCTGCGCCGTCGCTTAATGCCGACAGCTTTGCGTGGGGCAGTAGCATTAATACAGCCGTCGTTACCGGTGGTCGGTCTGGTGGTTCTTATGGCTTGCGCTTTCGCTACCCGGTTGCCTCTACATACTCATCTAACGCGGAGCAGAGATTTTCATTCGGGACTCCTCATTCGGAGCTGTGGGGGCGTTTCTGGCTGCGCGTGCCAGATAATTTCACGCATGCACTGTACAACAACAAACTAATCGCCCTTTGGATGGATGGTTATTCTTCGCTAGGCGATGGCCCAACAGTGGTGTGGGAGTATTGGGCGAACGGGTCTAGTGGAAGCAACTTGGCAATTCATTGGAGCGAGGGCAATCACTTAGGCGGCGGCCCTCATCTTAATTTCACGTCGTTTATCTCCGTGCCAGCAGATCGCGGCCGCTGGATGCAGATCGTTTTTTACGTAAAAAAGGCAACCGTCCGTATCGACGATACCAATCAGAACACCTATACCCCAAACGACGGGATTATTCGCTTGTGGCGTCGATGGGACGGTGATTCCGCGTTTACGCAGATCCACAACATCACGAACGCAAATATCGCATCGCCTCCAGGGGGGCCAGATGGATTTAAAAATGGCTATCTAATGGGGGCAGGGAATACCAGCTGGGCGGCGCAAACTGATTTCTTTATCGATGAAGTTGAGTTTTCAACAAGCTCGCTGATTTAAGAGTAACGGAACATGACAATCGGCACAGACACTCTTGCCAGCTTAACGTTCCCCGGCTCAAACGGCGCGGCACTCCCCACCGGCTGGACCTCTGTGCTCGGCACGTGGACGCAGAACGGTGCGTCCGGTGTCACGTTCGCGTCGGGGCTGAGCGGAATAAAGTGTATTACCGTAGACCCTGCTCGCGCGAACGATAACTATTCGATCAATCTCGCCAATCTTGTCTATGGCAGCGGTACACATACCGGCGTGTTTTTGCGATGGACAGCTGGCACCGGCTCTAACTCGACCGGGTATTTAATCATTCTTGGCGGCAACGTAACGCTGCACAAAGTCACCGATGGGGTGATTGGCTCGGCGCTGGCTACAACGGCCCCGACAGACCCGGCAGCATGGCGCGCGGCTGGGGTGATATCGGCTGAAACGGTCGGCAGCGACGCTGTTATATCCGCATCGTCAACTGCTGGCGGCTCTCAGTCGTGGACATATACCGACACAGCGGCGAGCTCACCATTTCTTACCGGCAAGCTCGGACTGGCCAGCAACTCGGTCGGCACGCCGGCATCGTTTACCGGCCCAATCCTCATTAAAGGCACAGCAGCCTCGACGCCAGCGAATATCACGTCCGTAACCGGTCCAGCATCCGCAGCCAATACGATCCGTCAGGGCGAAGGCTCCACGATTGCCGGAACAGGGTTTGAGGCCAGCCAAAGCACTGGCAATACGGATCTCGACGGAACATCGTTAACCGAGACTGCTTGGTCTGATACGTCGATCACGATTACCGGGCCAAGCTCTGGCGAGATGTTCGGCACTGGCAAGACGTTGACCGTTACGCCGGCAACCAACGCAGCCGATTCGATTGCGGGTCAGTCTTATCTACCTCCAACCGGGCAGAGCTACATCACGTTCGATGCCGGCGGTATTTCCGGCATGTCTGCCGCCAGTATTGGGTATGGCATTACCGGGCTTGCTGCAGGCGATCAGGCGCGATTTGAAACTACCGCAACCAAAGTCGGTGCACCCTCCACTACCTGCACAGTTACGGTAGAGGAAGGCACCGGCAATATCGAGCTGACCAATGTCACCTCAGCCGGCGATTACGAGTTCTCGGCCTGGTTCCGGGATGCATCCGACGCTACGGATTCCGGCGAGTCGGTTATTACGTTTGACGCGACGGTTCCTGTCGTCGCATCCGCAACAATCAATGTTGCTGGCAATCAGTTAACGATCACGCTGACCGAAAATGCTGCGATCGGCGCAGGCGGCAACGGCGGCATCACATTAACGTCCGATGGCGCAGCCGTAACCGCTACGTATGACTCCATCAGCACCACCGATGTTATCTACGATCTGAGCCGCACGGTTGCCAGCAGCGAAACCATTACGGTCGATTATGTTCAGCCGGGGGCGGGGATCACCGATACGGTCGGTAATGAGGTCGCTTCATTCTCTGGGCTCAGCGTTACCAATAATGCCAATGTTGCGCCAACGGACATTACTCTCAGCAGCAGCTACGTTTACACAACAGCCGGGGCCAATGCTGTCGTTGGCACGCTTGGCACCATAGACGCGGACGCAGCGGACACGTTCACGTATACGCTAGTTGCCGGCACCGGTGACACGAACAACGCTGACTTCAGCATTTCCGGATCAACTCTAAGAGCCGACGACCCTGGCGCGCTGGGCGTTGGTTCTTATTCGATCCGTGTGGAAACTGACGACGGCATTTCGACACCCTTCGCCAAGGCGCTCACAATTGAGGTTCGGTTGCCCACCGCTTCAGGCCAGATGGTAACTGATATGGTTTCAGACATGGTGACAGGGATGGTTGTGGGACTTACCGCGTAACAATATTAACGACGGCTCCGCGTGGGGCCGCTACCAGAGAGGTAGAACAAGTGGCAGCTCCGGCGGGGAATCGCTTTTGGGAGGCAAGAAGCTCTCACGGCCGCAAACCGATATTCGCTACGCCAGATGACCTCTGGAGCGCATGCGTTGAGTATTTCGAGTGGAATGCAGATAACCCGCTCTACGAGGCACAAGCGTTCGCATATCAGGGATGTGTGACGATTGAAAATCTTCCTAAATTGCGCGCAATGACGCTCGACGGTCTGCAATTGTTCCTCGATATATCCCATCAGACATGGGCAGATTACCGTGCGAGAGAAGATTTTATTGAAGTCGTATCGCGAGCCGAGAGGGTAATTCGTGACCAGAAATTTTCGGGCGCCTCTGCTGGCCTGTTGAACGCCAACATAATTGCTCGTGATCTAGGGCTAAAAGACTCAACATCTACCGAACTGAATGTAGCTGGATCGCTCGCCGAATTGATCGAAGCAGGTCGCAAGCGTGTCGAAGCAGGCGAATAACCCAGAACTAGATCTGATTAACGAGGTTGCAGCCTGTTCAGGCGATCCGCTGAGGTATGTCCTCTTCGCGTTCCCGTGGGGCAGCGGGGAATTAAAAGACCGGCGGCCGGAAGACTGGCAGATTGAAATCCTCAATCGCATTCGTGATGGACTGCCGGCGGGCCGGGCGATACAAGAAGCGATAGCTTCAGGCCACGGCATTGGCAAAAGCTGTCTTGTTTCGTGGATCATCCTATGGGCTATATCGACGTTCGAGAATACTAAGGGCGTCGTTACAGCAAACACAGAAAACCAGCTCAAGACCAAGACGTGGGCCGAGCTGGCGAAGTGGCACAGGCTCTGTATTAACAAGCACTGGTTTGAGCTGACTGCTACTGCGTTGTACGCGAAAGACCCGGCGCATGAGAAAACATGGCGCATTGACATGGTGCCGTGGAGCGAGCGCAACACTGAGGCGTTTGCTGGCCTGCATAACCAGGGCAGGCGAATCCTCATTGTGATGGACGAGGCGTCTGCAATCCCTGATGTTATCTGGGAGGTATCAGAAGGGGCGCTAACCGATGAAGACACGCAAATCATTTGGTGTGCCTTCGGAAACCCGACCAGGAACACGGGGCGGTTCAGAGAGTGCTTTGGCCGCTTCAAGCACCGTTGGTCGCATCACCAGATTGACTCGCGATCGGTAACGCTGACCAACAAAGACCAGATCAAGCAATGGGTTGATGACTACGGCGAGGACTCGGACTTTGTGCGAGTGCGCGTACGCGGCGTCTTTCCGCGGGCAGGGTCGATGCAGTTTATCCCCGGCGATATTGTTGATGCCGCAGCTGTAAGGCCAATACCGCCGGCAAATGAGTTTGACCCGCTAATCATTGGCGTTGACGTTGCGCGCTTTGGCGATGACCAGTCCACTATCTATTTTCGCCGCGGGCGTGATGCACGGACGATAAAGCCAATCAAGCTGCGTAACGTCGACACCATGACCTTGGCCGCCAAGGTGGCGGAGTGCCATAGGCTGTATAAGCCAGATGCGATTTTTGTGGATGGTACTGGTGTAGGCGGTGGGGTGGTTGACCGGCTTAACCAGCTAAACATACCGGTTACCGAGGTGCAGTTCGGGGCGAAGGCTGATAGAAGCCTTCCTGGCCAGGATGAAGTTGCGTATGCCAACAAGCGCGCCGAGATGTGGGGCAGCCTGAAGGCGTGGCTAAAAGGCGGCTGCATCCCGAATGATCAAGAGCTAATCGCTGATCTGACCGGCGTTGAATACGGGTTTGTTTTACGGGATGGCCGCGATGCGATCATTCTTGAGAAGAAATCCGACATGAAGAAACGCGGACTTGCCAGCCCGGATGATGGTGACGGATTGGCCATAACATTTGCTTATGCGGTCGAGGTTGACGCTGACAATTATGACGACTACGACGAAATGTCCGACGGCGGCAGGAGTTCGATAGGTGGGTATTAACTAATGGAAACAATGAACGGCGTGATGCCGTCCATGCTTGCGCAAGAACCCGCTTCGGCGGGTTTTTTTATGCCCGAGGAAACGCCTGAATATATTGGCGCGTCAGAGCCTGGCGAGACATTCGGCCCAGCCAAGACAAAGCTGCTCAAGTTCATCGAGAGCAACAACCTTGCCGAGGACATGGACGAGGACGAGCTCAAGCGCATCGGCGTGCGGGTTGTCGAAGATTACTTGATCGATGAGGCCAGCCGCGAAGAATGGCTCAAAAGAAACAAAGACGCCATTAAGCTGGCCAATCAGATCCGGGAAGAAAAGACCTTCCCGTTTCCTGGTGCGGCCAATGTCAAGCTGCCTCTAATTGCTGATGCCGCCATTAAGTTCGCCGCTCGGGCTTCCGCAGAAATTATCCGCGATGACCAAGTAGTAAAAGGCAAGGTCATTGGCCCCGATCCTGATGGAATGAAAGACGCCAAAGCTCAGCGCGTTGGCAAGTACATGAGCTGGCAGCTCACGGAAGACATGAGCGAGTGGGAGGAGGATACCGACAAGCTCCTGCATGCCCTGCCGGTGGTTGGGCACCTGTTCCGCAAGGTGTTTTACGATCCCAGCTTAAAGCGCAACCGTACCGAACTGGTGATGCCAGATAAGCTGTGCATTAACAACACGGCTGCATCGTTGGAATCTGCCCGGCGGGTCACGCACATACTTGAAAACACGCACAAGAACACAGTGATTGAGAACCAGCGGTCAGGCGTGTGGCTGGACATCGATCTGGATCAGATCACGCCGGATAACGTGGCGACAGAGCCGGACACCGAAAAGTATTACATCTTCCTTGAGCAACATAAGTACCTCGATCTCGACGACGATGGCTACGAAGAGCCCTATATCGTCACGGTTGAGAAAGACTCGCAGCGAGTCGTCCGAATTGTTGCGCGCTACAAAGAGGATGACATTCGAGAAAACGCTGCCGGGAAGATCATGCGCATTACGCCGTGCATGTACTTTGCCGACTACAAATTCATCCCGCCGTTCGATGGCGGTTATTACTACGTCGGCTTTGGTGTGCTGCTGGCTCCGTTGAATGAAACGGCCAACTCTCTGTTCAACATGCTGCTGGATTCCGGTCGCATCAACAACATGCAGTCCGGGTTCTTATCGAAAGAAATCAAGGTGCTGTCTGGCAATTATCGATTTACTACAGGTGAGTGGAAGAAGACCGGCGCAACGTCAGAACAGCTGTCCAGAGGAATTCATCCGCTGCCGACAAAAGAGCCGAGCCCTACGCTGTTCAACCTGCTCAGCCTAGTGATGGACCTGACCAAAGATCTCGCCAGCGTGAAAGATGTGTTGGCCGGTGACGCGCCGGGGAATAACGTTCCCGCGACTACCGTCCTCGCCTTGATCGAAGAAGCGAAGAAGACCCTTAACGCGATCTACAAGCGCATTTATCGATCGCTTAAAGGCGAGTTCCGCATCCTGTACGACCTAAATTACGAGTACATGGATGATGAAGAGTATTACCGTGTATTGGATCAGGACGCGAAGGTCTACAAAGACGATTTCGACGCCGAAGGCTGCGATGTCATCCCTGTAGCCGATCCGTTCCTATCCTCGGATATGCAGCGTATGGCGCGCGCTCAGGCATTGCAGGAAACCATCGGCATGCCGGGCGTTAATCCCAAACCGATTCTGCAATACAAGTACGAAGCCATGCGCATTGAGCCCGATCTGATTGCGCAGATTTTGCCGGAAGAAGACCCGAATGCTGGGCCTAACCCAGAGGTAATGAAGCTGCAACAAGCCGTTGAAATGAAGATGGCTGACGTCCAGAACAAAGAGCGCGAACTGGATCTGAAAGAGCGCGAATTGCAATTGAAGATCGACCAGGCGGAGTGGGATAGCGCGCTGAAAAAGGCGCAGATTGAAAAGTTGGCGGCTGAGTCGCAAGCGGTAATGCTGGGTGCGCAAACAGGAGCTTTTTCGGTGGTGGCCGACAGCATGCATCGCGAGATTGAAGCTGATATGGCCAGCAACCAGGCCGCTGTAGAGCAGCAGCAAGCGACACAAGATCAATCGCAACCACAAATGTGATTGAAAAAGCAAATAAAAAGTGTAAACTGCAAGTAGCTAGTAGATAGCTAACCACTATTGCCGCCTGTGAAGGCCGCGAGGAACCTATGGAAACAGCGAAGATAACGCCACAAATGTGGCTAGATTGGCAAAGAAGTCCGGCTACAGCAGCCATCGTTCAATACCTCGAAACACAAAAGACCGCTCTGATTGAGCAGTTGTTATCCCTCCCTCTCGAAAACACCGCTGAACAGCTCGGCATTCAATTTATCGCACTCCGGTACAAGCTCGACGGTTTGGGTGAGTTTCTGGATTTCGATGATCTCGAAGAAGCCTTAGTTAAACCTGTAGAAGGTGAAGCTAATGAAGATTGAGCCGGCAGGTCATCGCGTGATTGTAAAACCCGATCCGCTGAGCGAGATCGAGGAAAAGGAAATGCAGCGGTTTCAAGAGCTGCAAAAGTCGGGGTTTGAAATAGCCGATTCCGACAAGAAGCGCAAACAAAGTGCGGTTGCCATTGGCGAGCTGGTGGCGATCGGGCGTACTGCATGGCGTGCATTCGATGATGGCGAGCCGTGGGCAAAGGTGGGCGACAAGGTTCACTTCGCCAAGTACGGCGGCTATGTCACCGAAGAGGACGGCGTGCAATACCGCGTTCTCAACGATGAAGACATCACTGCGATCGTGCGAGGTGCGGCATGAGCACCGAACAATTGGCGCAGATTGATGATGTGGTGATTGATGCACCGGCAGCCGGTGATCTGGTGGTCGACACACAGGATAACCCTGCTGTTGATCCCGTTATCGAAAAGGCCGTTAAAGCGGGCTGGACCGATAAAGACGCATGGATTGAAGCAGGCAAAGACCCAGAAGAATGGGTAGATGCCGCCGAGTTCGAGCGCCGCAAGCCATTATTTAACCGCCTGCATAAGTTAGAGCGGGCAATGAAGGACAAGGACGCCAAGTTAGAGGCTGTTTCAAGGCATGCCGCGCAGGTCGCCGAATTAACGCGCAAGCGCGTATTGGAAGAACTGGAAGCCAAACGCACAGCGGCAGTGGAGGTAGGCGATGTTGATGCTTTCAAGGAGGCAGACAGTGAGTTGCGCAAGGTTGAGCAGGAAAAGCCGGTTGTTGTGGCCGATGAAATCCCGGAAGAAGTTCGAGACTTTGCCGAACGGAATAGTAAGTGGTTCGAAAAAGACGAGGACATGACCGATTACGCCCTGATCCGCGCGCAAAAATATGGCGCTCAGGGTAAATCGCGAGCCGAGTTCTTACCACTGGTCGAGGCTGACGTAAGGCGGGCATTTGCCCACAAGTTTACCAATCCCAACAAGGAAAAGCCGGCAGCGGTGAGTGCGAGCAGCGGCGAACGCAGGCCGAAAGGACACACCTACGCCGATCTGAACGATGGACAAAAGGCAGTCTGGGCCTCGCTGAAAAATAGCGGCATGAAGCTGGAAACCTACATTCAAGAATTGAAAGATTTGGGAGAGTTGAAATGAGTCCACGCGGCCAGTACGAACGTCCAGACCGTAGCAAGTCTCCCCATAAAAAGCGCATTCCAATCGGTACGCGCGACAAGTTGAATTTTGAGCAGCGCGAAGGCTTTGTCCGTCGCGTTGTTAACGATGTTGATGGCCGCGTTGCGATGTTTGAAGACGCCGGTTATGAGCAAGTACGAGCCCCTACAGAAGGGGCACCGTTAGAGGCTGGTGATGCCAGCCAGTTAGGCAGTGTAGTGCGCAAGCCCGTAGGTGGTGGCGTTGAAGGTGTCCTCATGGAAATCCCTAAAGAGTGGTATGAGGAAGATCAAGCGGCGAAGGAAGCCCGACGAGCCTTAAAAGAAACATCGCTTCTATCAGAGGCAACCGACCTCGCCAGCAATGAGGGCATCAAGATCAACCGCCCCCGCTCTGGCGTCATGATTGAATAACCCGGAGATACTCAAATGGCTACGACTAACGTAGATCGAGTATGCGGCGCGCGCCCTGTCAAACATCTCAGCGGCTCCCCGTATAACGGTCAATGCAATAAATATTTCGTTCCAGCAACGGATAACACCGCCATTTTCATTGGCGACTTCGTTAAATCTGGCGGCTCCGCCGATGCGGATGGTGTTCCTACTGTTGCGCAGGCTGCGGCTGGTGATGCACTTCGCGGCGCGGTGGTTGGTGTTATTCCTGACACTGCCGATTCGCTGATCTATCGTGCTGCCTCGACTGCTCGTTATGTGCTGGTCGCCGACGATCCTGATCTGATTTTCGAGATTCAGGAAGATGGCGTCGGTGCAGCGTTGGCGCTGGTTGATGTGGGTGAGAACGCCGACATCGTTGTAGCGGCAGGCAACACCACGACCGGCACCAGCGGCATGGAGCTTGACAGCTCGGATCACAAAACCGCAACCGCGCAACTGCGCATTCTGGGCTTTGTACAGCGCCCGGATAACGTACCAGGGGTGGCTAACGCGAAAGTGTTAGTTCGTATCAACGAACATGAACTCGCCTCCACCACCGGCGTTTAAGGGGAATCATCATGACAGGCATTATCAATACGGGTTCAGTCCCGAAGGCGCTACAAGTTGGCGTCAAAGAGTGGTGGGGCAAGGGTTACAACGAGCATCCGCTCCAATTTACGCAAGTGTTCGACACGATGGACACCGAAAAAGCGTATGAAGAGGCGGTAATGCTGGTTGGTACCGGGCTGTTTCCGCGTAAGGCCGAGGGCGCGCCGGTTAACTACGACACCATCCGCCAAGGCTTTCAGGCTCGTTTTAACCAGCTGACCTACGCGATGGGCGTTGTGTTTACCTACGAGATGCTGAAATTCAACCAATATGATTTGGGCTTCAAAAAAGCCAATTTCATCGGTCGGAGCGCTCGCGTAACGCAGGAAACAATCAATTGGAACCACTTCAATCGTGCGTTCAACAGCTCCTACACAATGGGGTCTGGCCACGATGGCAAAGAGCTTTGCGCAACGGATCACCCGAATATTTCGGGCGGCACGTACAGCAACGAACTGGCAACACCGGCTGACTTCTCCCACGCCGCTCTGGAGCAGATCATGATCCAGATCGACAACGCGGTTGATGATCGCGGTTTACCGGTTGCCATCAAAGGCAAGAAGCTGATTGGATCAACTGCGCTGCGGTTTGAGTTTGCCCGCGTCCTGAAATCGATTCAGGAAAGCGGTACGGCAAACAACGACATCAACGCCATTCGCACAGAAACCAACCTGCAAACGGTCATCAGCAATTATCTCGATGACTCCGATGCGTGGTTTGTGCAAACCGATGCTCCGAACGGCTTGCGCCGGTTTGTGGCGGAGGCGGCGGCAGCTCCCGTGCAAGAGAACGATTTCGATACCCGCAATCTGCGGTTCGCGACGTTCTTCATGGAGGCCAGCGGCTGGGAAGATCCACGCTGCCTGTTTGGCTCGCCTGGCGCCTGAAATTAACCCGTGAGCACTTTGAGGGGGTTCGCCCCCTCCGTTTTATCCAGCCCTTCGGGGTGTTCGGTCAGACATTTGGAGCAACATCATGACATCGAAAATCGCAAATTACCCCAACGGGTTCGCCAATGGCATCGCCATCCGCGGCGTTCCCATTACTCAAATGCACCCAGGTCAAGTATTTTGGGTATCTAATTCTACCGCCCTCCTTCCGGGACAGATTGGTGGATCGGATAGCAACAAAGGCACGTTCGATCAGCCGTTTGCCACTGTGGATTATGCTGTTGGGCGCTGCGTGGCAAATCGCGGCGACATCATCATGGTTAAACCGGGTCATGCCGAAACGATCGCCAGCGCTACCGCACTAGCCATTGATGTGGCGGGCGTGGCTGTTGTTGGTCTAGGTGTTGGCTCAAATCGCCCTACCTTCAACCTGACAGCAACCACATCGACCATCGCAATGTCGGCGGCAAATTGCACCTTCTGGAACTGCCTTGTGACGGGCGGCATAGACGCGATTGTTGCGGCGATTACGGTCTCCGCCGCTGACTGCAGGCTCCAGCTCAACTATCGTGATGTGACCGGCCAGTGTACTGATTGCGTTTTGACTACCGCTGCGGCTGATCGGCTGTACATCGATGTGAACGATTACGATGGTGCAACGGCTGCTGGCACCAATGCCGGTATTGCCATCGTTGGTGGCGATCATATCGAAATTGTTGGCCGCTATATGGATGGCAACTTCGCTGTCGGCGGTATTGATATTCGCACTACGGCAACGACCGATCTGTTTGTCCATGACTTCCAGTATTTCCGCACTCGCAACGCGGCAGATATTTTCTTGGTCGATACGATCACGGCGTCAACTGGTCAAGTTGGCCCGAATATCAACATCCGGCTGAATGACAACGCAGCAAACATCACCGAGGCGGTTACTGGAGCAACTTTCGTTGTACAGGACCCTGTGTATGTGGTGAATCTTGCGGGGGAAAAGGGCATGTTGATCAACTGGACGGCATCAACAGACGCTTGATGATGGGAGGGGTTCGCCCCTCCATTTTTCACTTATTTGGAGGTCATCATGCGCCCTAACAGTTTTACCCTTGCCGCAGCAACCAGCCCGACGGTCTACCCGGTCAGTTATCGGAACGCCTCTACATCCGTGCAGGCCGAAGTGACCGGCACGGTGGATTACACGATCTTCTACACACTCGAAAATATCTACGACATCAGCGACCCGGCAACCAATGCAAATTGGGTGGGCGTTACCGATATGGTTGCGGCGACCGCCGACGCAGCGAAGAAGATCGACGGTTCTGTTTTTGCGCTGAAGTACGTGCTGAACAGCGGCGCTGGCTCGGTGAAGATTACGACCAGTCAACCGGATAGCATCTGAGGTGTGGTATGCGCAACTACTACAAGGAAGGCGACTTCCTCGTTCGATGCGATCGGTCTGGCCAGAAGCGTCTCCGTTCTGAGTGTGTAAAACAGTGGGACGGCCTGATCGTCGCAAAAGAGTACGCGCAGGCTCGCCATCCCCTCGATTTGCAAAGACCGCCACCGGTCGAACAAGCACCCTCCGAAACGCGACCCGACTCTGAGCCTGTCTATCTGGAATACGGCCAGGTGACAAAAGACGATTTATAAGGCGGAGCCATGACTACTTCGGCCAGTGTTAATTTCGACCAGAGCGCCACCGAGATAATCAAGGACGCGCTAATCCTGATCGGCGGGATTGAAGACGATGAAACGCCGACGGTCGAGCAAATCGATTACGC